TGACGAAGCAATGGTTGCCAATGCTCGTTTGGTTTATGCGAACAAGACTTTAAGCGATGCCTCCCTGAATGAGCGACAAAAATCTAAAATTGTTGAAGCCATCGCAAAGGCGACATCTGTTGACGAAGCAAAGGTACTTCATGAGACTCTGAGTGCTACAGTGGGATCCTCTTCAAAGAGCGGTCCACAATCACTGAGCGAGTCTGTAAATAGAAGATCTAATCTCTCAGCGATAATGCCTAGGCGAAAAGAACCCGTGGTTACCGAGTCCATGTCTTTTGCTGACAGAATGAAAAAACTCGCTGGCATTAATTAATCATAAATGGAGGTATTAAAAATGTCTATTGTTCAAACCCTTACTGAGGGCATGGTCCAACGCGATATGGCGAAAGAAGGACAAGCTCTCCTTAACAAATGGGGTCAAACCGGTCTTCTTGAAGGTCTTTCAAATGATCAACAGAAGCACAATATGGCCCGTCTTCTTGAAAACCAAGCAAAAGAACTTCTTCGTGAATCGTCTTCAATGGCAAGCGGTGATGTTGAAGGTTTCGCTGCTGTGGCTTTCCCAATTGTTCGTCGTGTTTTCGCCGGACTTATCGCTAACGACCTTGTTAGTGTTCAGCCTATGAGCCTTCCTTCTGGTCTTATCTTCTTCATGGACTTTAAGTTCTCTGACAACAGCCCTGCTGGTGTTGCAGATCGTCTTGGATATGAAATCGGTGATTCTATCTATGGTGGTGGTAAATTGGCTTCTCAAATCACCGGTGGTGTGGACCTTTCTCGTGTTCGCGACCTTGGTGGTGGCCCTCGTGGTCTTAACAACGGTTACGCTTCTGCAACCGGTTCTGCTACTGTTGCTCTTGCATCACTTGTTCTTGTAGCATCTGGTACTGTCGGCGTTGCCGCTGGTGAAGGTTCTAACCCACTTACTGCTGCTGATCAAGCAACTCTTGAATCTTTGGTTCAATACGATGCTGATCTCGCAGGATATCCTGTTGCTGTTATTGAGTTCACTGGTTCTTCCGCATTGGCTCAATTTGTAGTTGATAATGTTACCGCAATCTCATCTTCTGGTGGTGCAAAAGGTGTTCATATTCGTCGTTGTACCAGAATTGGTTCTGGTTCTGTTACCCAAGATCCATCAAGCAGTCTTTATCGCTTCACTATGGTATATGCTGGGGCTGCTACTGACACCGCAATTGATGATGGTACTGCGGCATCACTACTTTTCAATCTCACAGCCGCTGCTGGTCAGAGCATCTCTTTCCCAATTGACGACGACCTCGTTGCTGGTAATGGCCTTGGATCTATTAAGGGTGATGACCTTTGGGATCTTGAAGGAAACGAAAGAATTCCAGAAATTGACATTAAAGTTGATTCTGTAGCAATCACCGCAGAAACCAAGAAATTGAAAGCAAAGTGGACCCCAGAATTGGGACAAGACCTCAATGCTTACCACAACTTGGATGCTGAGGTTGAGCTTACCTCTATTCTTTCAGAGCAAATTGCACTTGAACTTGATCGTGAGATCATGACTGATCTTATTGTTGGTGCCACTGCTGGTACCTACTACTGGTCTCGTTCACCCGGTCTTTTTGTAAATCGTGAGACTGGTGCTGAGGTTGGTGCGGCTGCGAAAGCTCCTGACTTCACCGGTACCGTTTCTGAATGGTATGAGACCCTCATTGAAACCATCAATGATATATCTGCTCAAATCCATAGAAAGACACTTCGTGGCGGTGCTAACTTCATCGTTTGTGGTCCTGAAGTTGCTAACATTCTCGAGTTTACCTCTGGTTTCCGTGCGAATGTTACAGCTGATGCTGACAAAGGTGATATTGGCGCTGTGAAAGTTGGCTCTCTTAGCCGCAAGTTTGATGTTGTCGTAGATCCTTATTTCCCACGTACCGTTATTCTTGTTGGTCGCAAGGGCTCTTCTTTCCTTGAAAGTGGTTACGTATACGCTCCATACGTTCCTCTCCAAACCACACCTACCATCTTCGGACCAGAGGACTTCGTTCCTCGTAAAGGCGTAATGACTCGTTACGCTAAGAAGATGGTTCGTCCTGACATGTACGGTCTTGTTATCGTTCGTGGTCTTCTTGGTGAGTCTGGTGCTTCTTCTTAATTTTTGAATTAACACACTCACTACCCAGCCCCTCGGTCTTCGGATCGGGGGGTTTTTTCTTTGTTTTTAACTAATTATTGTATAATTTAGGAGTTATAAAATGGGTAAATCTTTTAAAAGATATAAATTTAGAAAAAAATTAGAAGCACAAAGCCAACTAGAAGAATTGGTCGCGCCTGTTATTGAAGCAGCACCAGAACCAGTTGTTGAAGAAGCACCAGCGCCGGTTGCCGAAGAAGTTGCCGAAGATCCAAAAGAAAAAAGAAGAACCAAGAAGAAGTCATCAAAGTCTTCAAAAGAATAAAGGGAAACAAGGCCCTCTTTTAACTATTTACTATGATCGGAGGGTTCATGCATGGCATTTCCAACTTTAACACCAACTTCACAACAATCAGCAATTATTCTTCCGCCAACAGGAACGGTAGGTGATGTTTTAACATCCCTGCCTTTTGGTATTTATACAACAGATGCTTTTCTTTCAGGGGCAGCAGACCAAGTTGCTTACACATACCGAAAGCTCGGTGGTGATATTCTTGATCTCGAGATCAAAGCAGAGAACGTTTATGCAAATTATGAAGAAGCCGTTTTAGAATATTCTTATTTGGTTAACCTTCATCAAGCAAAGAACACTCTTGGTTCTGTATTGGGTAATCCAACAGGCTCATTCGATGAAGATGGTAATATCACAGCCGGACAATCAGGTGTTGAGCTAAAATATCCAAAGTTTAACTTTGGTTACGCAATGAAAGTAGGTTCGCAATTCTCGCATGAAGCAGGAATTGGCGGATCACTTCCAATATACTCAGCTTCTTTTGATACAGTTGTTAATCAACAAGATTATGATCTTCAAGCAATTGTCTCAGCATCAGCAGAAGCTGGTGGTGTTCCATTCGAGAACATTGACAGAACAAAAAGAATTGTAATCAGAGACGTATTTTATCTTTCTCCTCGACAAATGTGGAGGTTCTATGGTTATTATGGCGGATTAAACGTTGTTGGTAACCTAAACTCATATGGACAATTCGCAGATGATTCAACATGGCAGGTTGTTCCCGCTTGGCAAAATAAACTGCAAGCTATTCAATACGAAGATCATCTTTATACACGAACCTCTCATTATTCATATGAAATTATCAACAATAATCTTCGTCTTTTTCCAACACCCGACTCGGTTTCACCTGAAAAGTTCTGGTTTCGCTTTTCAATTCGCGATTCATCTTGGGAAGACGATTATAACGATGGTCAAGACGGCGTAAACAACATGAATACGCTTCCATTTGAGAACATTGCTTTTGAAAATATCAACTCAATCGGTAAGCAATGGATCAGACGCTTTGCTTTGGCTCTAAGCAAGGAAACATTGGGCCAAGTTCGCTCAAAATTTGGCAATAATGTGCCAATTCCCGGTGATAATGTAACTCTTAATGGTTCAGACCTTCTAAGCCAAGCAAAAGAAGAACAAGACAAATTACGCACAGAATTAAAAGAACAATTAGACCTTATGACCTACGATAAATTAATCGAGACAGATAAGAACATTGTTGACAACACAAATAATATTCAAAAATATGTTCCTTTGGGAATCTTTGTGGGATAATCATGAAAGTAAAAGTAAATAACAAAAATAAAAAGCAAGTTTTAAAAGAAATAAACGAGGATGAGTACGCATTAATAGAAGATGCATTAGAAATTCCTATTTCGGAGCTTCCATATTCAAATATCTTTGGAAATAGATATCGTGTTCTTGGCGACTTTGAAACCGTCAATAAAGGCCATCCAATTTATGAAATGGTTAAGTTTTTTCAAGATAATGATTGGGTTTTGAATACACAAGAAGGTAATAAGTCTCTAACATTCAGCAAAACTTGGGAATATCAGAGACCAGATTCAAATAATAGAATGGAAATGAGCAAGACTATTCAAACAAAGTCAATTACTTTAAAACTTCAGAACCTTATTCCGAAGATGATTGCTTTTTATACAGAATCACTCCCAAAATTATATAATCAATATTTTGAGGCTTTTATAAAATCCGCCGAATTAAAGAGAAAAGCAGCTGATCTCATGGCTGGCGCAGATACAGACGAAGGCTATAAAGAATGGTATAAAGCCAATGAAGCTTTTCAAAAAGCAAAGATGTTTGAGGTCTCTAAATCTGCTACAATGAGAAGCACAATTAATAAGTTTCTCGGAACAAGCTATAAAACAATTCCAGCAGTGCAAATAGCAAATCCAAATACTTCTTTGACTGCTCCTATAATTGAGAAATTGCAAGGCTTTCAAAAAGCAATCTCTGATGAAGCGCAGCTTTATAGATGGCAACAAGATCATGGCGATCTTTTTATACCTTGCTATGTTATATTCTCGAGACACCCTATTGATGTTTTTAGAATGTCAGACCATGTTCAGATTCGCTCTTGTCATACCCCTCCATCATCAGCAGGCGAGGTTAGATTTGATCAATTTAATATTTGTGCATTAGCAGAGGCTTGGGCCAATGGAATGATTGCTTATGCTGTTGAGGTTAAACAATTTGAAGAAAATAATATTCAACCAACTCAACAAGATATCGATCAATACGAAGATTCCGAACTTTTCTGGGATAGAACTCGGGGAGAGGGTGTTATTTCTCCTATTGCTCGTGTAAGAATTAGAAATACTTCCTTTACAGACCCAGAAACAGGCGAGGTGACTCAAATCGGAGTTCCGGATCAGAAAGTTTATGGCACAGACATCGGAGGCTTCAAAGAATACGTTCGTAGTCATATCTCCGGAATTCAAAAGTCTTCACTTCAAAAAATATTTAACGCAACCGTTGAGGCAGGAACTAATAAGCTTTCCATTCCTCTCGGCAACTTTGAAAGATTTGGTGGAAGTTATGAAGACAATGGTGCCTCTATTAGAAGCAATTTATCTTTAATGTTTGCGACTGCTCTTGATTTTGATGCTGAAGGTATCGAGACCAGCGGCGATATTAGATACGATAAAAGTATTCAAAACGAATTAGAAGAGAGAGCGAATGAAGGCGGGGCCGGTTTGGAAATATTGCAAATCCAAGCTGATGAAGAAGCCGAGGCCGCCAGTCGCAATACCAGATGGCATTTCGATGTTTCTTTGGATTTAGATTACGAAGGCGATGTTTATATCGAAGAGATTTTGCTTACAGTGTTCGCTGTTCTCCCAGAGTCCGTCAATGTCGGAGACAATTATACAGCAATCAACGAAGCGTTTGCAGATTATATAGATAGATTTAATCTTTATTGGGGCAATGAAGAAGTTACACCAGACTCTATTGCGGCTTATGCTCCTTCTACTTTTATGACTCACAATTTCACAAAACCTTTTATTGCGATTAGATATCCAAATTTAGCTGAGATTTCTTATAATATGGGAGAGAGAATTGCTTTCGGAGAACTTCCCGGGGAACTTGCAAATATGGCGGACACTTCAAGAAATGGCGGTTTAAACCTTGCTCTTGTAACCGATCCTTATATTGAAGATGCTTTCGATGCTGTTGCAAGAGATATTTGTGCTTTACGAGATTTCTATGATGATCCCGAATGGTATTTAAATCAAGCTTATCATCAAACTATAGATCAAACCAATTGGCTTGTTGATTCTGTTAGCGAAGGCGAAACAATGACAATGTTGGAGATTGTCGAAGAAGTCTCATATGACACTATCATGAATATTGATTTAAAACAACTTATTAAACGCGGCAAATACACTCCAAAACAAGCAGCAGCTATACTTATTGCTATTGGCGAAAGTGAAGAACTTCAACAATGGCTTATTCGTGAAATCAACAAAGAATGCCAGATTTCTGTTGGAAATGGCGAGTCTTTTATTAATAATAATGAAACTGTTATTCCTTTTACAATAGACGGGCCTCAAACATATCAAACAGTAGAAGATGTCTTGGCTGATATTGATGCTGCTGGTGATGATTCATGGTCAAGTGTTCAGGATCATTTTCAATTAAAAATGACCGTAACAAAAGACCAAATTGACTCGAGTGCAAAATTCCTTGCTCTTTACTCTCTTTTATCGCAATATGATCAAGACGAGATGGCAACCTTGATTTTGGCTTACAGCGATGAAATAAAGAATTTATTTCCAGCAGAACCACAAGCCGTAACCGAAAACAAAAGACGAATGAAAATTCGCATGCTCCGAGGATAGTAAATGTCAGAAGACAACAAATGGTCAAAACCCGCATCTCCGCCACCTCCTTTGTTTCTCGGAGAGAAGGAGCGCAATCTTGTTAAGCAAGTCAATGATGAGATTATTGAAAGGGTCATCGGCCAACAGGTCCTTTACTTTCCAATTGATATGGCTCGCACCAACTTTCATCCAATATACGGCGAGGCCATTGAAAAAACTTTTCTTCATCCAATTAGAGTCTATGCTTTAGTTGAGTATGGTGGAGTTGAAACCTCGTTTCTTGATGGTATGGGGCTTGATAAGACAACCAATATTACAGTTAATTTTCATAAGCGAAGATTAACCGAGGATCAAGATCTTTTCGTTAGAGAAGGTGATTTCGTACGATACGGTGATATTTACTACGAGATAGTGAAACTTAACGAACCTAAGCAACTTTTTGGACAAATCGAGCATAGATTCGAGGTAACTGCAACCTGTATTAGAGCAAGAGACGGAGTATTTAACGGTGAGTGAAGTAGAAGAGATACCATTTTTACCATCAACAATCGAGACCATTGATGTTGGCTTTTATAATTGGGTAAACGAAAGCTTGGATCTTCACGCTAACACTAACTCTGGATGGAAAAAAGTACCTTGTTTATGGCTCTCAGCAGAAAGAGCTTTCCAGATCAAAAATGATAAAGATTTGCGAGACTCTGCTGGTAAACTTAAATTACCTTTGATTACGGTTACTAGAGAATCAATGGTTAAGGATCCATCTTTTAGAGGCACGCATTACGCTCACTTGCCAGAGAATGGTGATTATAAAGGCGGCGCCACAATAGTTTCTAGAAGAATTGTACAAGACAAAACAAGAAATTTTGCAAACGCTGATAAAGCTAGAGAATTAAAGAGCGGAGACGAGACAGGCAAATCAAATAACAAAAAAGTTGTTTATGAGACTATTGAAATGCCCGTTCCAACCTATGTCACATGTAATTACAAAATTGCAATTAGAACTGAGTATTTACAACAAATGAATGAACTTGTCACGCCTCTTATCACAAGAACCGGAGGTGTAAATCATTTTCTTTTTTCAAATGATGGTCATCGCTTCGAAGCATTCATTCAGCAAGATTTTAATCCCGATTCTAATATAACCAATTTAGGCGAAGATGAGCGTTATTTTCAAACCCAAATATCTATTAAAGTTCTTGGATATTTAATGGGCGAAGCCGGCAACAGAGAAAAGCCAAAAGTTGTCGTCAGAGAGAACTATGTTGAAGTAAAAATGAGCAGAGAAAGAGTAATGATTGGAGACCAATTACCTTGGAATACTGTAAATAAACAGAAATACCGCCAATAATTACTATTGATCTTCATCGATACTATTTAATATGATTATAAGTTTATAAGGAGTATATTAATGCCTAGAAAATTTGACTTTATTTCACCCGGCATCCAATTAACCGAGGTTGACCAA